CTGCACGTGCCGAAGGTGTCGGTCAACCTGTCGGTCAAGCAGATCGAGCGCACCGACATCGTCGAGACGGTGCGCGGCGTGCTGGCGGAAACCGGCCTCGAGCCGGCCGCGCTCGAGCTCGAGATCACCGAGTCGGTGATCATGAACATGGACGATTCCCTCGCCATCCTTGAGCGCCTGCACGCGCTCGGCGTGCAGCTGGCGATCGACGACTTCGGCACCGGCTACTCCTCGCTCTCCTACCTGAAGCGCCTGCCGATCAACACGCTGAAGATCGACCGCGCCTTCATCGTCGGCATCGGCGAGAACCGCGGCGACGAGGCGATCATCCGCACGGTGTTCGCGCTGGCCAACAGCCTCGGCCTGACCACGGTCGCCGAGGGCGTCGAAGGCAGCGGCCAGATCGACTTCCTGCAGACGCTCGGCTGCGACGAGATCCAGGGCTTCATCTACGGCAAGCCGCAGCCCGCCGACGAATTCGCCGACGCCTGGCGCACGCAGCAGGCGGCATAAGGCGGCCCCTTTNCGAGTAGGGAGGGGGGAGAAACCGGACAGCTGAACGGCAAGAAAATTGGCCTCAAAACCGCACCGTTAAAGGAAAGTTGGCTGAAACACTGAATTCCTGATTTCCGGACGGCTGCGGTAACAATGTGGGAGAAATTTCGGCGGAAATTGCGGGAAATGACTTAGGGCGGTACGGTAATTACCCCAGTTTGAATCCCGTTTAATTGGTCATCGAACCCGATTTATTACACCCGTAAGATGATCAGCCGCAACATCGGCGACCAGCTGCTGATCGCTTCCGGGGAAACCAACAAGCTTACGAACCGGCAGACCAGGGTGATTGACCCGCTTGCGGAAGATTCCGCCGAACTTGAGCGCCTTCGCCTTTTTTGCGGTGATGACATGAGGACGCGAACCGTCCTGGTGGAACTTGGCCTTGAATCCATCGCCGCCGTCGAAGCCGAGGTGCAGAGTGTCCCCTTTCACCTGGTAGTGAAAATTGGCCAGCATCCGGCTGGTCTTGTTTAGCGGCCCACCCTTTCGGTTTCCCTCGGCCAGTGTCGACGGTGCGAGTTCTTTCCAAGGATTGCCGTCAGGATCAAGCCCTTTGCTGTGGCGCTCCTGATTCACCGGCTGAAGCGCCTCGCCAAAGCTGCCGAGCATTTCCTGCGGCGTGGCAATCTCTTTGCGGACAGCCTCCATAACGAGGGAAAGGTGTTCGGCTTGTAATTCGATGGTGAATTGCATATGCTGTGTCCGTGGTTAGGTCAGACTGCGCTTCGGCGCTACTGCACAGTATCCGAGCCACAACTAACGCGGCCCCTGATGAGGCCGCGTTTTTTATTTTCTGAATACCAGCCTGCCAGCCCGTTGTTTATCAAAGTAAGCCTCGCGGGCGGCCTCGGTTTTTTGGGTTCCCATGAAGGCTATGGAGCCTGCCCAGCCGGTTTTCCCCCACTCGAAAACCGCCACGCCGTATTCGTCCGTCCCTTCCACCTCGAAGGCCCGCAAGTAGCGGCGCTTGAGACGCCACCGCCCTTTATCGCCGTGGTCTTTCACCCATACCCACCAGATTTCGTCTGGTTCAATCAGTGTCATGGCCAGCAGATTGATGTACTCAAGCCGGGAAGCCTTGCCGGGCTTCGATAACCACTTGAATTCCCCTGCGCCATCCTGGAAAAGCGCCTTGGTGATGGCCAGGGTACTGCCAGCAGCATCGGTAAAGGCCGCGCCTTCCTCCATGGTTGCTCCGAAGACATCCAGGAAGTCCGCCACGGCCACTTCGGGTGCCGTATTGGCAGGCAGCAGCGCACTTTTCGGGACCATGGTGGGCTTGGGCATCGGCGGCGGGGTGAAACCTGTTGGCCAGGGCGTCCCGCGCTCTTTCAGTACCGCGTCGTAGCCTTGTAGGGGCGGAACGGTCTGCGGTTCAAGCCATGCCTTGCCGGGGTTGTAGGCAAAGCCGGGGTCTATGCCCCTCGGTGTGCGCACGGTGCGCGGGGCGCTGCCGTTCTTGCCCACCACGCGCTCTTCCCATTCGATGGGAGGCGCTTCGTCAGGGCCTGCCTTGCCGTTCTTCTCCCAATCTCGGCTGGCCTCTAGCCGTGAGAGCGAATCGACCTTGCACTTGCAGCCCCAGCCATTCTGCGGCATGTGGGTGTTCCACCACGGGTCATCGGCAGGCAGGATCAGGCCGTTCCATGCCTTGTGTTCGAGGCGCGGATGCTCAAAGCTGGTGTGCCGGTAGCGCCAGTAGGGCCGCAAGTGCTTGACGGCCATCATCTGCTGGTAGCGGCCAGCGTTGTATGCCTGAGTGACGTTGGTGTCGTAGATGACCTTGCTGCGCCAGCCTGGCGAACCGTTATGCGCCCAACCGTGCTTGGCGACGATATCGCCGAAGGACTTTTTGAACGCCTCGTAGCCGCCTGATTCCTTCGCCTGGCTGATGGCGTTGTAAAAATCTTCCACCAGGGCGTCATGGGCCGCACCGGCCACCACAAAACCGTGGCTGTGCTGCTCCTGCCAGATATCCGTCCAGCCCGATGTAGGCAGACGGATTTTCTGCTTGAAAAAATCGATTGCTTCAGAAAAGGGAAGTTGATCCGGCGATGCAGCCATTACTTTCCGCCCTCGATCTCAGCCCGCCCAGCCAAGTTCGCCGCCGCCATGCCCAGCGCCATGGCTTCCGCCCACTTCGGGTTGTTCGCCTTCAAGGCTTCGACCCCGGCCAGGGCTTCCTCGAAATCGCCCGCCTCGGCGACGATGGCGGAAATCTGCTGGATGAGGGATTGCTCATGCGGGGCACACAGGGTGGCCAGCTGGGCGGCGTAGGGGCCGGTGATGTCCTGCTCTCCGACCTTGGCCAGTGCCGCCAGTCGCACCAGGGCAGCGTCGGCGGGCGATGGGGCCGATTTTCCGGGCGCGGTGAGCAGCTTTACCCCCTTGGCAGCACGGGGAATCTGCATGGACTGGTGCGCCCACTCCACGTCGATCTCCATGCCAAGGTCAGCCGCTTTGGTCAGAACGTCGGCCATTTTCCCCTGATCGACCGTTTCTTCGGTCTGGTAGCCGAAGGTCGGCAGCCGATCCTCTGGGAACATGCCGTTGATGAGCGCCACCGGGCGCACCACCTGGCCATTCATCGTCGGTTCGATCTGGCGGACATCGTGCAGCATGATTTCGCGCCGTACCTTGTCATGGATCGCGCCCAGGGCGTTGGTGCTGGTCTTGCCGTCGGCCTGGCTGGTCAGCGTTCCGCCCAGGATAGCCATGGACTGCTTGCGCTCCCAGTAGGCGACCGAATTCAGGAAGTCATCGACCGTGCCGGTCTTCGTTGCCTGGATGAAGTCGATGGTCATGTTGCTCGGAACCACGCCAGCGCCATCGTTGCCGATGTTGCGTACCGCTTTCAGCAGTTCGTCCCGTTGCTTGGAGCCAATACCTGCCGGGTACTTGCCAAGGCGCAACGGCAGTCCGTACACCTCAAGGAATCGCTGCATGTCGCGGATGTTGTAAGCCTTGTAGGCATACGTCCAGGCCAGAACCCGGAACAGCGCGGCCTGCTCGATGTACCCCGACTTCGCCCGGTGTTCATGCACCACCCAGCCCCACCCGCGCAGAGGCTCCGGCAGCCCCATTTTGAGGAGTTGCATCGCTCCGGTGTCACGATCCACCTGGAACATGCGCTGGGGTACCCAGTGCAGTGCCTGAGGCAGCCAGGTGCTACCGGTCTTCCAGTCGATTTCCAGGGCAGCGAAGCCCTTGCCGACGGCGTCGGTGAGGTCGTATTGGGCATCCTCAAAGCGTGGAATTTTCCGCAGCATGTCCGCCAGTTCTTCCGTGCGGTCGATTTCGGACTGGTTGGCATCCTTGGGCGGGTGCAGCTGCCAGCCCAGGCCGGTCACCGCCCGGCGACGCTTGGCCAGTTCGGCGAAGATGTGCGGGTCTTGTTCTTCGACCAGTTCAAACAAGGTAGCCTGTTCGGTGATGAAGCCTTGGTCGGCGGCGGCAAAGGCGCTGGCCAGCCGCGACGGGTCCAGGGTATTCACCGAGGCGTAGTTGAGGGTGTTGCTTTGGGTGGAGCGGGCACCTGCCTGCAACTTGTCCAGCCCGCTACGGGTAACCCCGGCCACCTTGGCCAGCGCGGCCTTGATCTCTTTAATCATCATCGTCCCAATCGTCAGAATGTCCGCTAACGCGGCTGGTGCTACGGCGGTCCCGCCGTGAGGCCGCCGCCGACGTGTATTGCCATTCGCCCGCAAACTGCGTGGCGAGCTTCCAGAGCTTTTCCAGGGCGTCGGGGCCGTCGTCATGGTCGGCTTCCGGCCAGAACTTGAGCTGTTCGTTCAAGACCCCGTGGGAGCGGTGGGTGCGAATCTTCCCGTTGTTGACGTGCGGTTGCAGCGAGATGATCCGCAATTCCTTTTCCACGTTCTCCGGCATCGGAATGCCTGGGAAGGCAATGCCCATCAGCGCCGCCCGCTTGAGCAGTTCGGTGTACATGAACTCCTGAAACTGTACGGTCTCAACACCCCACGCCAGGCACTGGTATTCGGCCTGTAGGTCGATGGCCCGGCTGATGATGAGGTCGGGTACCCGGCGGCAGATATCCGCCTCCACCACGTCCAGCACCATCGTGTTGCGGTTCAGGCCGCCGACCAGGATGGCCGAGGGGTCGCGCTTCTTATTCTGCTTGCCCAGCGACGGGTCGATAGCCCCGAAGAAGAGCCAGTCGTTACGCCGATCCACCCAGAATTGCAGAGTCTTGAACGGGGCCGTGTCATCGTTACCCGCCTCGTTCTGTTGTTCCTGGCTAAAGGCATCGTGGTCGGTCGCCCGCATGCACATCAGACGGTACAGCGGACGGACATCCGGCCAGGACATCACTGCCCCGGCATCCATCGCCGCCTTGTTCGCCTGGTAGAAGGCCAGTGCCTCGGCTTCGGCAGCTTCCTTGGCCTCTTCGTCATCGGCCCCGGCGGTGTAGATGCCCTCCCACTTATCCCACAAGTCCATGCGGTCGGGCCATTGCATGATCGACTTGAAAACCTTGCGCCGCCAGCCAGGCTTGCGCGAGACGCGGTTGATCGCGGCGTCGTAGTGCAGGCTGGTGCCTGGCCAGAACACGTCCATGCCACCGGCAGGCCCGGCCAGGCCGAGGACGGCTTTCAGCACGAAGTCCTGCACCTTGTCGCGCTGGCCCTTGTCCCGCACGTTGTCGTCGTTTTCCAGGTCATCCAGGAAGATCAGGTCGGGCCGGTGTGGGCCGTGCTTCATACCCCGGATTTTCTTGCCCGTGCCGCCGATCCGCACCTTGCGATTGTTGGCCGTGACAATCGTCGTCGCCTGCCACACCCGACCGCGCCCGCAAGCCTCCGGGAAGTCCATCGCCAGGCGCGGGTTGGTGTCCAGTTCCGCCTTGATGCTCTCCAGCATTTCGGCGGCCTGTTCCTCGGTGTTCATGATGATGCCGATCATGTGCTTGCGGCCCGTCACGATGCACCACAAGCTACCCAGCTGGGTCTCGTAGGTCGACTTGGCCTCGCCCCGTGGGGCTTGATGCACTTCGCGGCCATCCGTGTGGCCGTCGATGACCTCCGGTAGGCGCTTGAAGATGAACTGCTGGAACAGCGAGAAAAAGGCGGTCGGAACGTAGTGCGGAAAGTAGGTGCGGCAGAAGAACTCGTAGTCATTCCAGGCCCGCTCCCGCCGCGCCTTGCTGGCCGCTGGGTCGGTGTCGAAAGCCTCGCACTCCAGTTCGATGGTGTTGCGGATTTCCTCGCCCAGCTTGGCCAGTTCGTCCTCAAACTCCCGCCAGTTGCGGACTTCCTTGATCGCCCGGTCATTACCCGCCATAGCGCTTCCCCAGGGTGGCCCCGACCTCTTCAAAGTGCGGTTGCAGCGCCTTCAAAGCGGCGGGATCATGCAGGCGCAGGTGGTCAGCGATGGTCTTGAGCGTGTCCAACGCCACCGATAGGCCTGAGAACTGCGGATTGAGCCGGGCGAACGATTTGCTGAACTTGGCGTAGGCGTCGGCCAGCTGGGCCAGCAGGGTCGCCTTGTCGGCGGCTGGAATCTTGGCTTCCTCCAGTTCTCGGGTGGTGGTGATGACCTGGCGGGCGAAGTCCTCCACCAGCTGCTTGTTCAGGTCATCCATGCCCTGGTCGCTGATGCGGTAGGCGGCGCGGGCCGTATCCCAGTCGTCGCCCTTGGACTGCGCCTTAGCCTTCCAGTCCCGCGCCGTGTCGTAACTGACCCCGCAAGTGACGGCAGCGCCGTTCAAGGGCATGCCCTCGATATACAACTGCCGTACCTTGTCGCGGGTTTCCTGAGAGTGTGCCATTGGTCACATCCGCTTGATGAGTTCGACCGCCGCCGCAGCCAGCGCACCGCCAACGCCGCCACCGAGTGCCGACAGCTTGGCCGTCTTCTCGATCAGGCGCTTGTCCTCGGCTTCCAGGTTGCTGACGCGGGTGCCCAGGCTGTCGATGCGCTTGCCGACGCTGGTTTCCAGGTTGTCGATACGCTGGCCCAGGCTGTCTTCGATACGGTCCATGCGCTCGGACTGCGCCAACTCCATGCGGCGGATATCGGACTTGATGTCTTCGATCCGGGCCGTCAGGCCCTGGTGCATC